CGTGATCGACTAGTCCGCTCCTCTCTCCTGACCGGGGCGGCTCCTCCGCCCCGCCTTTGTTCGAGCCATTCGCAGCTACCTGGAAGGCGACAACCAGTGGCACCCCGTCAAGTGGCTGATCCCTTGCCGCCGCTAGCTGCTTCTTTTTATGACCTCCCACGCCTACCAACTCGTCACCGCGCCAACCGAATTTGCCATTACCGATGCGCAGATGGAGGCGCACGCGCGCGCGGCCGGGCAACCAGCCGAGCAGTACCAACCCTACGTGCGGGCGGCGCAGGCGTACGTGGAAACGATCACCGGGCGCAAGCTAGTGACGCAGACGTGGAAGTGGTTCCTCGACGGCTTCCCCTACACTGACCGGCTTACCCTGCCGTTCGGCCAACTTCAAAGCGTCACCCACGTGAAATACACCGACACGGCGGGCACGCAGACGACGTTTTCCGCTGACTACTGGGAAGTATCCACCGCCCGCGATCCAGGCGTCCTGGCGCTGTCCTACAACCAATCCTGGCCATCTACAACCCTGCGCGTCCTCGACCCTATCGAAATTCAGTTCGTTTGCGGGTGGACCACGGCAGCGGATGCGCCATACGAGATCCAGGCGGCAATCCTCCTCATCGCCGCGCACCTCTACGAGCACCGTGAAGATGTCGTCCTCGGCAACTCGGCCAGCGTTGAAAGCAAGGCGCTGGAACTCGGCAGCCGGGCGCTGCTGGCTAATTGGAGGATTTGGTAATGCGCGCCGGCACCCTCCGCCACTGGCTCCTGATCGAACAGAAAAGCCTATCCGTCGATGTCAACGGCGACCGCACGGAAACATGGGCGACATTTTCCGAGTGCTGGGGCTCAATCGAAACCAGCGGCGGGCGCGAGTTCTTCCAGGCGAAGCAGACGATTTCCGACCTCTCGCACTCCATCACCGTCCGCTACAAGGCCGGGTACACGCCCGATATGCGGGTGAAATTCACCGACCCAAAGAACTCGAACGCAGCCCGCTACTTCAACATCCGCGCCATCGCCAACCCGGACGAGCGCAACGAAATGCTCGCGCTGCAATGCTCTGAGGTCACGATTTGAACATCAAAATCGAAGGGCTCACGGAACTCGCCGGGCAACTGGAAAAGCTCAAGAAAACCGCGCAAGGGGCCGAAGTGCGCGCTGCGCTCCTCGACGGGGCGAACCTCATCAGCGACGCGGCCAAAGCTCGCGCGCCAGTGGCACCCTACGCGACGAATTACCGGGGCCGGGCCATCGCACCGGGCGGGCTGAAAAGATCGCTTGCGGCGGCTGCTGGGCGGCAATTCAAGAACTTCCTGCAAGCCTACGCCTACACGCTCAAGCAGGCGGCACCGCACGCGCATCTGGTTGAGTTCGGAACGAAGGCGCACACGGTAGCGCCAAAGGATAAAAAGTTCCTCATGTTCGGCAACCTGTTCAAACGCTTCGCCAAGAAAACGCAGCATCCTGGCAGCCGGCCGATTCCGTTCTTCCGTGACGCCATCCGTGCACAGCGAAACAACGTGAAGCGGCTCCTAGAAGCGCGCGTTAAGGCCGCATTTGACGCGCTTGGGCGGGCTGCATGAGAATCTACCAGGCGCTCTATAAGTACCTCCAGACCGTTTCCGCCATCACTAACCTGACCGGTACGCGGGTGTACGACATGCACGCCGATCAGGGCCGCGTGGTGGACTACCCGGCCATCGTCATCGAGGTCATCGACTCCGCGCCGTTCCACTCCATCGGCAGCACCGCGCCAACGGCCACACGGCGCCCGGTGGCGCTGTATTGCATGGCGCAAGGCAACCCGAAGGCCGCCGAAGACCTGGCCGATCTGGTCTACACCAACGTCATCAACCACGCCGCCGAAATCACCACGGCGGCCGGCTCACTGACGGTTCACAGCACCCACCTCAACGGGCGGCGCAATGAGTTTGAGCACGACCTGGAGACGAGCGCAAAACTCTACTCTGTGGTCCTTGAATTTGACATCATCCACGCCATTTAGGCGCGGGTGCCGGCGGCACGTCGTGAGATGTTCCGCCACCCACTTTTAGCTATCGCCGTAAGGCGAAAGGAGCCCCTATGGCTGTAATGGTAGGCAATGCTGCCGCGCTCAAGATCAGCACGAACACAATTGGCGAGATGGACAATTGGTCTCTCGACGTTCAGACCGGACTTGAAGAGACGCAAGCCTTCGGCGACACCTGGAAGGAACGCACCTCGACCATCAAGGAATGGAGCGGCAGCGGTTCCGGCCGTCTCGACACCGCCGATACCAACGGCCATGTTGCGTTGAAGACCGCCTTCCTCGCCGGTTCCACCGTGGCGATCCGCTTCTACGTGGACGGCACGAATTACTACAGCGGGAACGCCTTTGTTCAGGCGTCATTCTCCGCGCCGGAAAACGGCATCATCACCGCCTCCTACACCTTCACCGGCACCGGCGCGCTGTCCTACACCTAAGGAGCCATCATGGCCGTACTCGCAGGAAACGCAGCCGACATCTACATCGCCACCGGATCGGGCACCGCCATGACGGGGGAGGCAGTAACCTCCCTCGGTGGCGGCGTCTACCAGATCACGGACACGGCGAAGCGTGCCATCAATCCCAACGCGGCCGTGACCGTGCTCGATGGCGTCTCGACCGTGCCGAAGTCCAACTATCAAATTGGCTGGGCATCGGGGAAGATCACGCTCACGAACGGGTACACGGCGGGCGGAACCATCACGATCACCGCCGAATACCTGACGCTGGCGCAGGCCGCGCAGGCGTTTGAGTGGTCCTATGATTCCGAGGTCATCACCGAGGAGTCGCAGACGTTCGGGGACACGTGGAAAGAGCGCACGTTGGTCATGAAATCCGGCACGATTTCATTCCAGCGCTTCTACAATAACGCCTACTTCGCCAATACGAACCTCGGCAGCTACTACGTGCTCTACCTCTACACGAACCTCGCCGGAAATGATCGCTTCATGGCGGCCGGGCATATGTCGAGCGCTGGAATCACGTCGGGCGAAAACGAACTCATCAAGGAAAACGTCTCTTTCGCGCTTCACGGCGAAGTGGACTTTTCAACCACGTAATGCACTACGACAAACAGGCGCGGGCGCTCGTCGTGCCCGCGTCCGAAATCAACCGCGTTGAGCGCGACGGCGCGGAAATCGACTTTAAGAACGGGTGGGTGCTGAACCTTCCCGGAACTATCACGATCACGGCAAAGGAGCCCAATGAGCAAGATCCTGGACCGCGTAGTAGCGGCCAAATTGAAGACTGAAGACCTGTTCGTTCCCCAATGGGGCGAGACGGTCCGCGTGCGCGAGTTCAACGCGGGCGAACGCGTGGACTTCGTGAAGGATGCCCAAGGGCAGACCCGCGTGGCGACCGTGCGCGCGGTCATCGCGTGTACGCTTGACCCTGAGAACGACAATCCAATCTTCGAGCGTGCCCACGTGGACATGCTCGTTACGAAATCAGCCGCGGCCGTCGAGCTGATCGGCGAAAAGATCCTCAAGCTCTCCGGCATCCTCAAGGAATCCGCCGAAGAGCTTGAAAAAAACTCACCGGCGAGCGCCTAAGCCTCTTCGCGCTCGCCGAACTCCTCCATATGCCCGTGTGCGAACTCAGCACGCGGATGTCCTCCTCTGAGATGACCGAATGGGCCGCCTACCTGCGCATCAAAAACGCGGAGATGGACAAGGCCGCGAAGTCCCAGCAAACCCCTTCTACTCCCACGCGACGCCGGTAAATCATGCCAATTCTCTCAAATCTCATTGTGCGCATTGGCGCGAGCACCGACGATTTCGACAAGAAGGTGGACCGCTCACTAAACAAAGTGAAGCGGTTTGCGTCCGACGTCACAGCGGCGGGCACCGCGCTATCCATTGGCTTTTCCGCGCCGCTGATCGCCGCCGGCGCCGCCGCCATCAAGGCCGGTTCCGATATGGAATCGCTCACCATGGGTTTGAAGGCCGTGATGAAAACTAGCGAAGCCACGGCGGCCGAAATGGCGAAGCTGCGTGAAGTGGCGAAGCTGCCGGGCCTCGGGCTGGAGGAAGCTGTCAAGGGCACCGTTCGCCTTCAAATCCTTGGCAATTCCGCCGATCAATCGCGCCGGATCATGGCCGAACTCGGCAACGCGCTGGCCGTCGTCGGTGGCGGGCGCGAGGACTTCAACGAGGTGATCCGCCAGCTTTCCCAACTGGGCGCCGTCGGCAAGGTGACGAAAGAAAACCTTGACCCGATCATCGAGCGCATCCCGCAACTCGCCGCCATTATCAAGGAAAAGTTTGGAGCCGAAGCGCTGGGCGATCCGGCAAAGACGTTTGAGCGCATGGGGATTTCGTCGCAGAAGTTTATCCAGATCATCACCGACGAACTGGCAAAGGGCGAGCGCGCGGGGAACACGTACAAGAACTCCTGGGAGAACATTCAGATGGCCGCGAAGGACGCGGCGGCCGAGTTTGGGAAGACACTCCTCCCAATCGCGCAGCGTGTGCTCGATGACTTCCTGACGCCGGGCATCGAGAAGGCGAAGGCGCTGGCTACGGCGTTCCGTGATTTGCCGCAGCCTACGCAGGATTGGGCGCTCGGGCTTACCGCCGTGGCGACGGCGGCGCCGCTGGTCGTGGCTGTACTGGGTACGCTTGCGGAAAAAGCAGCGATTCTTGCTGGCGTTTTGAATAAAGCTGGGATTACGGGCGCGACCTTTGGCGCTGCGCTTGGGACGCTGGCACTCGGGCTGAAATCGGCAGATGAAACACTGCTGATTTACGAAAAGCTCAAGGAAACCGGCTATCAGTTTGAACGGCTGACCGGGGCGTGTTCTGACGCAAAAAAGAACGTGGAGTTCTTCCGCGCCGTAATTGTTGACCTGTCAGGGAAGTTCCCGGACCTGTCTGGCAATATCAAGCGAGCATACGACGCCATCCGCGTTCTGTCTGACGCGACCATGCTCCCGGGCTTTGGGTTGTTTAAGGCGGCGCTGGATGCCATCAATACCGCCACGGCCGCAGCCACCGGACGGTCGAAGGAAATGGATTCCGCGATTGCCAACCTCAACCAGCGGACCATAGAGCAGGGCGCGCAAAACATCAAGCTGGCCGCCGACATGAAGAACTTTAACGGCGCGGCAGGAGATTTGATTCCAAAGTTGGCTGGCGTGGCCGATGCCCACAAGAAGACAGCGGAAGCGGCGTCGAATCTAATCAAAGTCAATACGGTGATGCTCGACCAAAACGGGCAACTGTCCAAAAACTCACTGGTTTACGTCGAGTCTCTTGAGCGCGTCAAGGCCGCTGTTAGTAAGGCAAAGGACGTGATGTATGAGTATTCCATCGCGGGCACCTTGCTCGGGAAGACGCTAGAGACTCACAAAGACCCGATGGAGCAAATGGCGCTCGCCACGATGCTGTATCGGCAAGAACTCGACAAGCTGGCAAATTCGACGGCTGCAGTGCAGGCCATCGGTCGCCCGGTTGGGTTCCCTGGCCTTCCAACCGATCCGGGCAACGTGGGCCGCTCTTCGGATTTCCCCGGCATGGGTAAAGCCTTCCCGAATATCGGGCCGACTGGCATGATGACGCGGGAGCAACTCGAAGCCCAAAAGCAAAAAATGAAGGAGCTGGGCAAGGTAGGCAAAGCGGCCTACCAGCAAGTCTCAACCGTCGTCACTGACCTATCGCGCGGCATCACCGACATCATCTTCAAGGGCGGCAAGCTGGGCGACATGCTGACCAACGTGGCAAAGCAGGCCGCGCAGTCCATCACGCGGCTACTCATTGAAGGCGCGCTGAAAAAGCTGACGGATAAGCTATTTGACGTTGGCGGGCTGATGGGCAAGGTGTTCGGCGGGGCCGGTGGAGCGGCCGGAAGCGCAGGCGGGAGCGTGGCGAGCGCGGCTGGTTCTGCGGCGGGCGGAATTGGCGGTGCTGCTGGTGGCATCGGTGGCGCGGCGTCTGCCGCCAGCGGTAGCTTGACCGCCGTCGTCGGGGCCGTCGGTTCCGTCGTCTCGGCAATTTCCGGTGTGATCGGAAATTTCCAGATGGCCGGGATAAATAAA